GCAACAAATGGTTTAACTAAAGTAGGTCAAAATGTTTGTTTAGGTGGGTCATTAATTCAAGGAACTGATATATATGGGGATGGTAATAATTTTCAATTAGGTACTTCAACTAGAAGAATTAATAATTTAACTTTTAATTCAAGTGGTAGTACAATAATTAATAGTGGTACTAATAGTGTTGCTATTGGTCAAGCAGATATGATAATAACAGATAGTATTAATTCTAAAGGTTTAGAATATGCTGATAGTTATGAAAATAATTTTACTACATGTTCGCTTGTAAGTAAAAAATATGTTGATGATAAAGCAAATGTTGTTAATGTATGTCAAATCAGCACTGCATATACTACTTTACGTAATGATGAATTAATTGCAGTAAGTGGCATATCAAGTAATGAAATTTTTTTATATGCGACACCAGTAATTGGACAAAGATTAACTGTTGTTGATATTTGTGGTAATGCATTTGTTGAACCAATTGTGGTAAATGGTAATGGTCATAATATTAATGATGGTATATGTTCTACAATAAATACTGATTATGGTTCAGTGACATACGTATTTAATGGAATATTTTGGAGTGCTGTTGCATTTATTAATTAAAAAAGTTAATATAATTATTTTTTATGGTAATTTCAAACTATTTATATTAAACAGATAATAAATAATTTTTTTATAAAAAAACAGAAATATGGCTTATAATACTAAAATCAATTTAAATGATAATAAAGTCTGTCAAAATAATGGTGATGTATTAACCTTATCAGGAAATACAGTTATTTCAGCAGTTGGAAATATTAAATATGCAGAAGATGTAAATTTTACTGGTGATACTCAACTTGTTACAAAAAAATATGTTGATGGTCAATTAGGTAGTGGTACAACATATAATTTAAGTAGTCCTGCGACAACAGATGTTGGTGGAATTACAGTTGGAACGATTTTAAGTGGAAAAACTTCAAATAAAATACTTGAAGAAATTCTAACACCTTATCAAGTACCAACATTAAGTAGTTTTAGTAGTGAAATGGATAGTACCGTTGAAGTAGGGACTGTTCTTTCTGGTAGTAAATCATTTAATTGGACATTTACTAATTCAGATAATGTTCAAGCAGGTACAATGTGTATTATTGATGTTACTGATGGTGCAACGGCAATTGCAACTGATATCAGCACGACTTCACCTCAATCAGCAAATATTGGAACAAAAACATTTACAAGTTGTGGTCAAACACAACAATGGAAAGGATGTGCACAAAATAGTTGTAGTACCGCATTTGGTTCAAATAATCATACTGTTACTGGTTTATATCCATATTATTGGGGTGTGTGCACATGCCCGGGTGCTGCTGGTGAAAGTCGTCCGTCTTTAACTACAAGTGATATTACAGGTGGAACTAAAATTCTTTCTGGAAGTGCGGGTTCATTTAGCATTAATTTTAATAGTAGTGATAATGATTATCTATGGTTTGCAGTTCCTGCAACTGTAAGTAATAAAACTTGTTGGTATGTTGATGCAATCAATAATGGTGATATTGGTGGTGGTGTTGCAGCAGGATGTAATTTATTTCCATCACCAGACGTAGTAAATAATGTTGAAAATAATTGTTGGAGTGGGGTAGCATATGAAGTATATGTAAGTAATAAACAAACATGTCAAACATTATCAATGACAATTAGCTAAAAGATAAACAGAAAATAATATAAAAAATAAAAACAGAAGAATATGTCAAAAATAATGAATGATAATTTCAAAATCAATGTGGGAAATCCTATTGATTCAAGATATTTAACTTCAACCAATCAACCATATGCATCAATTAGTGCGGTTAATTTAGCAATTGCTGAATCACAAAGATATGTTGGTTTAACAGTTAATATTAATAATGTCGAGTACTGGTATAAAGAAGGAGTTGCTGATGGCAATTTAGTTATTAAGGACAGTGGTACTGCAAGTACTGGTGTTACTTCGGCATATAATGGTATTACTAAAGAAGCAAATGCAGTTAAATTAGGTGGAACATTAACAGGTGAAACAATCTTTACTAAAAGCGGTACTGGTTCTTTACTTAAATACGCTGCTGATTATAGTGGTGAATATGATGCACAAACAATTCCTGATGCTGCATATGTTACTGGTATTACAAGTAGTATTGAAAGTAACAGTGTTACTGGTGCAAGAAATGGACTGACAAAAGATGGTCAAGATGTTAAATTAGGTGGTACATTATCTGAAAATACGACAATTGATGGTAATAGTGGTTCATATGATTTATGTTTATTAAATTTAAAATTAGTTTATTTTACTTTTGATAGTGGTGTTTTAATTCGTGATAATAGTGGTCTTGGTTATGGTTTAAGTTATGATGATGATTATTCTTCAACATTTGGAGATTGTTCATTAGTATCTAAAAAATATGTTGATAATGAAATTAATATTCTTACTGGTACAACAAGTCAGGCAATTACTGGCGCAAGTAATGGATTAACAAAAACCGAACAAGATGTTTGTTTAGGTGGTACATTAAGTACAGATACAGTTATTAATTTAAATAATGGTAATTGTTTTCAATTATGTGATACTGGAAACAATGCTGATTATATATTCGATAAAGACAGAGTTAGTTTAATCAATAATAGTTCAAGTTTAAATATTTCAAATACTGGTGACGATTATACTTTAACTCATTGTTCAGGAAGTAATGTTGATTTAAGTTTAAGTGGTTTAACATATGGTGGTGATTATTCAAGTAATTTCAAACCAAATACATTAGTTACTAAAGATTATGTTGATAATGTAACAGGTGGTATCGATGCAAATAATGGTTTAAGTAGAAGTGGTAATAATATTGTATTAGGTGGTGCTTTAACTGGTGACACAACAATTGGTGATGGAAGTAATAATTTATATGTTAATACAACTAATTTTAGTGTTGGTTCTTCAAATGCTAATATTAATACGTCTGGTGGTTGTTTAATATTAAATGCTGTTGCAGGTGGTACATTTAAATGGAATAATATAAATTCTTGTTTTAGTGTTGATACTAAAAATGTATCGTTTAGTAATGGCGTTGAAGGTACGTCTTTCTTATTTGATGGTGATGCAACGGTTGTTGGTTTCTATTATGGTGATGATTACACTACTGGTGGTACTCCAACAGATAGATGGTTAACAGATAAAGGTTATGTAGATACTGCAATTACTACAACAGCAATAACTGGTGCAACAAATGGTTTAGGTACAGATGGACAAGATATTTGTCTTGGTGGTACATTAACTAAAAACACTTGTATTGATACCAATAATTCTTACGGTGTAGCAATTGGTTGTGGTGTTCAAGCAACAGGTAATAATAGTTTCGCAATTGGTTGTGGAAGTGTTTGTGCAACAGGTAATGAGTCATTTGCTGGTGGTTTTGGATATTATGGTGGTGTAAAAGCAATAGGTACTCAATCATTTGCTTTTGGTGGTGATTATACTTGTAATTGTGGTAATAATAGTGTAATTTTAGGAGGTAATAGAAATGAAATTTCTAATGGTTCTAATTGTAGTGGTATTTTTGTTAGTAAAAATAGTTGTGCTTTTAGTCCACACTCAACGGTTATTGGTGGACAAACCAATAGAGTAAATTCACTTAATTCATCAATTTTAGGTGGTAGTAATAATCAAGTTCAATCACCCTATTCAGTTATATTAGGTGGTGCTGATGGTTATTTATATGGTAATAATTCAGCAATTATTGCTGGTAATAATAATAATATTGGTCAAAATAACCATTGTTCGGTGATTATTGGAGGTGATAATATAAATGTTGCAAGTAGTTCATTACCAAACCATGCGATTGTACCTAGTTTAGCAATTTGGGATACTCCAAGTGCTGGTTCTGCAACAACAGATGCAGTATTAGTTTGGAATAGTACCGATAGAAAAGTTAAACAAGTTAGTGCTGCTAATCTTGGTGAAGATAATAATATTTATGATATGACTATTGTAACATCTGATGTTACTTTAACAACAGGTAGCACATATGTACAATTAGTTAATTCACCTACAAGTGGTGTGACAGTAACACTACCAGCTAATCCATTAAACGGACAAGTCTTTAGAATAAAAGATGCTGCTAGTGCTGCACTTGATTATAATATTACGATTGCTCGTAATGGTAAGTTAATAGATAATGGAACAAATGACGGTATTTTAAATACTGATGGCGGTGCGCATGAAGTAGTTTATAATAATACTCTGGGTTCTTGGTTTGTATTCTCTTTCATTAACTAATACGATTAATAATAATTATAAAAAAATGGAAAGCGAAAGTTTTCCATTTTTTTTGGTGATATTTAGTTTTTTACAATAAATCATAGTATTTATAAAAAACTATAAAATTTTATAATGAATAATCAACAGAATATTTTTTTTATGGCAGGATTTCCTAGAGCAGGAAGTACTTTATTAATGAATATCTTGAACCAAAATCCATTGTTTCATGGAACAGCTACTTCGGGATTAATCACATCAATTATTAATATTAAAGACTCTTGGAAAAGTAATGAAAATTATTTGGCAAATGATGAACAATATATTTATGATAAAATAAAATTAATGATGAAAGGCATATTTGAAGGTTTTTATCAAGAAGAATTAAAAAAAAATATAATTCCTATTGATAAAAATAGAGCATGGGTAGGGAACTTTGATTTACTAGATGAAATTTTTAATACAAAAGTTAAATTTATTTACCCAATAAGACATATTATTGATTGTTTAATATCAATGGAAAAAAGTGGGAGAAAATCATCTGTAATTAAAATGCCAACAAAAACACAGGAATTAACTACTGTTGGACGTGCTGAAGTAATGTTATCTGATGATGGTTTAATGGGATTACCATTAACATATTTAAGAGAAATACTATATCGAAAAGAATACGATAGGTTAATATTAGTTCCGTTTAATGATTTATTAAATTATCCCGAACCAACAATGAAAAGATTATATTATCAATTAGGAATTGAATATTTTCAACATGACTTAAATAATATCAAACAAAGTATATATGAACGAGATATTCATCATGGATATGCACCAAATTCATTACATAAAATAAAAGAAGGTAAAATATTACCACCAAATCCAAGAGATTTAACTATATATGATGAAGAATTTGTTAAGAAAATCGAAAACGATTTATTTAAAGATATAACGGATTTTATTAACACAAATACAAATAACATATAATTATGGATAATATTGGTATTGTATATATTTATGGATTAATTGACCCTCGAAGTTCTAAAATTTTTTATATTGGGTTTACTCAAAATTTAAAAAAAAGATTTAATATTCATTTAAATATTAATGGTCATCGAAGGGAAAAAAATTTATATAAAGATAATGTTATTCGAAAAATTTTAAATTTAGGATTAGAACCAAAAATGATTATTTTAGATTCATGTGAAAAAAAAATTAATACTAATTTAAATAAATATGAGCATGAAATTCTTGAAATTCATTATATAAAAAAATATAATGATTCTGGAATTAAATTAACAAATTTAACAACTGGTGGTGATGGTGGTTGTACTTATCAACGAAAAGTATTTCAATACTCAGAAGAAGGTAAATTTTTAAAGGAATATGAATCTGTTAATGATTGTGCTAATATTTATAATGTAAATCCTGATATTATTTCAAAAGTAATTGACCAAAGAGGTAAGAAATCTTATCGTGCTACGTATTTATTTTCATCTAAAGAAAAAGCAAATTCATTTGAATTTAAAGAAACAAAAAAAGATAATATACCTATATTGCAATATTCGGTAGAAAATATTTTAATAAATGAATATAAAAGTCAAAAAGAAGCATCTATTTTGACAAACATTTCACAACCAAATATTAATCATTGTTTGAAAAATAAAAGAAATTTTGCTGGTGGTTTTATTTGGAAATATAAAAATAAATTATAATTTAAATTAATAAATTTATGAATAAAGATACAAGAATTAATACTGATGATAAATATGTTATATTTCATACTGAAGGAGGTCATGGAAAACAAATCCAAGCAACAGCAGTATGTAGAGCAATAAAAAAACAATATCCTGATAGAAAACTAATAGTTGTTACGGCATGGGACGGTCCATTCTTCTACAATCCTGATGTATGGAGATTTTATAACTTTGGTCAGATGCAATATTTTTTCACTGATTTCATCAAAGAAGATACAATAATATTACGTCAAGAAGTATATCATACTGAAGACCATATACTTAAAAGAAAACATTTAACTAAGTCTTGGTGTGATATGTATGGAATTAAATATGATGGATATAAACCTAAAATTTATTTGAATCCAAGAGAACTTGAAATAGCCAAAGATAAAATAAAACCTGATGGTAGACCTATTATGTTGTTACAAACACACGGTGGTAGTCCAAAAGCACAATATAGTAAGAAATCATGGTTTAGAGATATGCCAATTGAAATTGCACAAAAACTTGTTAATTATTTCAGTAAGTCTTATAGAATATTACATATAAGAACCCCTGACCAACCAGCGTTGCAAGGCACTGAATTATTGACATTACCTTTTAGAGAACTATATGCAGTATTTCCTTTAAGTACAAAGAGATTATTCATTGATAGTTTTAGTCAACATCTTGCAGCAGCACTTGATTTACAGAGTACTGTTGTTTGGATAGGAAATAAACCAGAAATATTTGGTTATCCAGAACATATTAATGTATTGCCTAATGTTGAACATGTTAATGAATTAACTAAATTTAGTTATCTTGATGATTTTTCAATTGATGGGCAAATACAGCAATTTCCATATGATACAATAAATATGCTGGATATCAATAAAATTATTGAAGCAGTAAATAAACAAAAATAATTTATTTTTATCTTAAATTAAAACTCATTGAAAATTTCAATGAGTTTTTTTTATTTATTTTGAATTAAGTATCGATATAAAGTATTTATTTATAATAACTGCATCAACATATATTTGATGTAGAAATATAAAAAAAAACGAAATATTATGGCAGTAGATACAAAACCGAATTTTAGTAGTAAAAAATTTGAGCAATGTGCAACAGACATTATGAATTTATCTGGTTGTACTCAAATATATGGTATGTTTGATATCGAAACTGGTGCAACATTAACTATTTGTGAAAACGCTGGTGTTGGGAAAATATTAACATCTGATGGGACTGGTATCGCAACATGGCAAGATGCAGCAGCAGAAGGAGTAACATCATTAAGTGGTGGAAGTGGTATGAATTTTTCTCCAATAACAAGTACTGGTGAAATAGTTTTAGGAACACCAAGTGCAATTTTAAATACTTCAACAGATATTTCAAGTGGCAATACACATCATCATGTATTTAGTGCAAGTACTTTTGTTAGTGGAACGGAAGGTATTCTAGTTGATGGCAGTAATAGATTTTATCTTGATAATACATATATTGCAGAAGTAGGGTTACCTGATTTAACTACTGTTAATAATGTGACTTCAAATCAGAGTCTTGGTAGTTTACCTAGTGGTCAGACATTAGGTATGGTTTATATTACAAATACAGGTAGTACACAAGCAGTTGTTAATCTGGGCACAACATCAACTGGTAATGATATAACTTCATTTCAAGCAATAACAATTGACCCAGATGAAGATGTTAGTGTTACTGTTAATATGAGACTTTCAATAACTGAAACTAAAACAATCTATATTAATTCTGATGACTGGACTGATGTGGGTTTAAATGTTCAATGGGCACATATTTCATATGATAACGTGCCTTTACCAACAGGTGGAACATCATATAGTTTTATAGGTAGTGGTTCTACTCAAGTACTTGAAGAAGGTAATCAGATAACAATTTATTCACCAACTGGTGGAACTGGCGGTGGTTTAAGTACTGCATCAAATGGATTAACTGATGATGGGACAACTGTTAAATTAGGTGGTGTTTTAAGTGAAAACACATGTATTGGTGGTGCTGGTAATTATGGTGTTAGTATGACTGGTTTAACATATTTTTGTGTTGCAGCACCTTTTGCTTCTAGTGCGCCAATTGATTTATTAACTGATGGTAGTGTAAATTTAAAAGGTTGTAATGTTTGCGCTAGTCTTGGTGGTGCAAGTTTTAATATATATGATTATCTTGGAAATGGTTCGATTGAACTAGGTACAGGTAATAATGTTAGATTTTGTTGTTTAGCAGCAAAATCAATAGAAACCGATGTTCTTTATATTAATTCAAGTACTGGTCAAATAGCTACTGGTGCAACAAGTGGCGGTGCATCTCCGGGTGGTTCAGACGGTCAAATGCAATATAATAATGGTGATAGTTTTGGTGGTACTAATTTATGTTTTGACGATAGTTTAAATCATATAGGTTGGAATAAATCAGCTACAAGTGATGCTATGTTTGTAATAAAAAAAGATGTTGATTATTTTACTTCAAGAACAATTATGGAATTTTTTAGTTGTGATACTTCTGAGTCATCAGATTTATCGCAATTTAAAATTTGTGTTGGAAAATCAAATTTCTCTGATTGTGGTAGTGCTGTATATGTTAGAGAAATTTGTGGGTATGATAATGATAGTATTAGTTGTTTAGATATTCACGCTAATGATTATGTTGGGATTAATAATATATTAAAATTAACTCCAACTTCAGAACCATCATCTCCGTTAGAGGGTATGGTATATTATGATAGTACTGCTAATAAATTAAAAGTATATACAGGAATTAGTTGGGAAACAATAAGTTCATCATAATATGATAATATATAATATTGGTTTGCCGAGAACAGGAACTAAGAGTATTGCTCATTTAATGAGAAATTATGGAATGATATGTAAGCATCCTAATATAACTGGTGCGTATAATTTTGAAAAAAATATTTATTGAATAATTAAATTATGAGTCATTAATTAAACAATTATATATTAAATCTAAAAATAATTCATATAAAATGAATTTAGATAAAAATTATGATTTTGAAGTAGATAAGAAATTTTCAAAAATTGTACCTAATAAGGAAAAAATTCATGGTAAAAGAAATAGATAATTGTATTTATATTAAATAAGATATTATGAATGAAATTTTTCAAGTAATTTTTGGTAATTATACTGGAATAGAAATTTTCGGTTATTTGTGGTTTTTAATGATTGGTTATGTTATTTATGCTTTAAATGAAGTAAGTAATCGTGATAAATTAAGCACTAAAACCCCTAGAAAATGGAAATGGAGATTTTGGGTTAGTGATAATTGGCGTAGATATTTAGTAACTATTTTATCAACATATATATTTTTTAGATTTTATGTTGAATTTGTAGGACATGAACTCACTAATTTCGAAGCACTTATGATGGGATTAATTGGTGATGGAATTGGTGCAAGTGCTAAACATAAAATTAATAAAGTAAAGGCTGATAGAGAAAAATTAATGAGAGCCGAACAAATAATTGAAAATAATAATGAGGAAATTGGATAATGGATTACAGCACATTTAGATTAAATAATTTTTTTATAAAAAAGGACAGTACTTTACCAGTATTAAAATATCCTCTATCTCAACATACTTTAGAACAATTCGATATAACTGAAGACATGTTGGAAAATGTTGCTGTTACATTTTCAATGATTGATGCTAGTACAGGTATTTATCGCATAGCTAATGTTGCTGGTAGTCTTGTTGTTAATAATGACAGACCTGAATTTCCTGATGAAGTACAATATACTCTAACATATAAATTTAAATTAAATCAAACTAGTAAAGCTGGAAGATATTTAGGTGAATTCAAACTTGATTTTCTTGGTGAAAATTGTGGAAAAATAACATTACCAACTGAGAATCAAATAAATATTCAAATATCTGATGGAATAACTAAAACAACAGTAATGTAAAATGACTAATACACAGGATATAACTAGTTGCGATATACTTTATATTATACCTACTGGTATAACAACATATTTTCCATTATCAGGTAATAATTCACAAGATATAACTGATAATTATACATGGTTTATCGCACCTACTGATGATACATATATTGCTGTTGATAGTAACAATACTCAAGATATTACTGATAACTTTACTGTATATACCTCACCTACAGGTATAACTTCATATTTCCCAATTCAAAATTCTAACTTAAGTGATATCACTACAATAACCACGTGGTATATAGCACCAACAAGAACAACATATACTCCTAGTCCAGTTAATAACACACAAGATATTACTGATGCACTTAGAATTTATGTTACTTCAGATTATCTAATTAATTAATTTATATATCTAACCATGCCCATCTTAATCTTTTTACTATTTGGTATGTAAATGTATATTTTTTCTTATATTTAATCATTATTTTTGATATTGACATGCCATTGTCATAATCTTTTCTCATATTAATTATGATATTTTTGTTAGTAATAGCTTTTCCATTTTTTTCGCCACGATTAATACCAATTTTGGATTCTGAATTTTTTCTTCTTTCTTTATCACTTACAACACGACATGCTTTTTTATTTCCAATATTATTTTCTCTCATTTTATTTCTAGTTTCTTCAGATATAGGTGGTTTATTTTTTGCACTTTCACTCATTCTTTTTTTTGTTTCTTTAGATGCTTTCCATCCTAAATTACTTTCACAAATTAATCTTACATTATATCCATTATCATGATTATTACAATTATATTGTTTAACATAAAATTGTTCCCGTTCCAGCATCATAGTTGGTTCAACATATTCAATAATTATAAATTTAAAATTATCTGACCCGTATTTATTCCAAGCATTATTTAAATGTATGTTGTGATGTTTATTGTGGTTTAATGCATATTTGTGTTGTTGCCATCTTAATTTGATATTTTTTGAACTTCCAATGTAGATTTTACCGTTAATGGTATTTTTAATTTTGTATATACCTGATTTCATAATATTTTATTCATAAATACGTGAAAATTATTTATTGTACATTGTGAATAAAAAATATTTATTATAGTATTAATGTTTTATATTTTTTATATATTTGTGAAATACATATAAATATTAGTATGAATAAATTATTGTTTGTTGTACATTGTGAACGAATTAGACAAAGACAATGGTATTATCTTAGATTCCCTATTAATGACCAATTAATTCAGAGATTAAAAAATCTACCTGAAGACACACGAAAATGGAATGCTGGTATGATGTGTTGGGAAGTCAAGATAGATTCATTATTTGCTTTAATTAAAAGATATAAGGGTTCGACTAAAATACATTTTGATTTTGGTAATGAAGAAAGTCGCAAAATATTTATTGAACAAGTAAAAAAACTTAAGATAAAAGAAATAGAAAAGCGAAAATTTATTGCCGACCTCAAGATAAAAAAAGAACAATGGGTTAAGTATAAACAAGAACTCGAAACCACGTATATCGAATATAGTGATAAACTACATGCACTATTAAAAGAAGGCATTAAACTATATCCTCATCAAATTGTTGCTGCAATGTTTATGAATGCTACACGTAGCACATTAATTTCTCACGAAATGGGGCTTGGAAAGAGCTTATCTTCAATACTTTACGTTGAAATGAATGGTTTTGAAAGAGTTTTTGTTGTCACTCCGAACTCATTAAAATTTAATTTCTATTATGAAGTAAAGAAATTTACGAATAGCACTGCACATATAATTAATTGGAATAAAAATGATTGTGGATTAGAAGAAGCTAAGTATATTATAGTCAATTATGAATTTTTTAACCCAAGTATTAAAAGTGGTAGGTTTACAACTAAATGGAAAAAATTAGGTATTGATGTAATTGATGCCGTGATTTGTGATGAATCTCATCGATTAAAAAATACTAAAGCAAACACATATAAGAATTTTAAACGAACATTTAAAAAATCAATATTTAGAAATGGTAAGATAAGTAAGATTTTCTTATCAGGAACACCAGCACCAAATAGAGCATATGAATTATATACTATTTTGAACCAGATTTCAGAAGTAGATTTTCCGACAAAAAAATATTTTCAAGAATATTATTGTGGTATGACTTATAATACCGAAGACGGATGGGGTTATCAGGTTGATACTATGGCGCAAAAATTTGAAGAATTATATCATAAAATAGCACCTTTTACACATAGAAAACGTAAATTTGAAGTCTTAACTGACCTTCCAGATAAAACATATCAACGTATTATACTGGAAATGACTGAAAAAAAACAGAAAATTTATGATGAAATAGAAGCAGGTATTGCTAATGAATTTGAAGAAAATCCTAAAGGAAATCCATTGACAATAATGATAAGATTAAGACAATATCTGGCATTAATTAAAGTACAACACGTTATTGAATTAATAGAAAACGTATTTCAAACAGGTGAAAAAGTCGTTGTTGTTGATTATTTTAAAGACAGTTTATATGAACTGAAAAAGAAATTAGGTGAATGTGTAACATTACATACTGGAGACCAAAGTGTTGAAGAACGTGCTGATATTGTGAAATTATTTCAAGATGTAAATAGTGCGTTAAAAGGTTTTTTAGGTAGTATTCAAACTTGTAATTATGGTCTTACATTAACTGCTGCAAGTAAATTATTTATTATGACACTACCTTATTCTGTTGGTGAATATGACCAAGTTAGTGATAGATTACATAGAATAGGTCAGAAAGCTGCTGTCAACATATATGTTTTAATATTTCCTGATACAATTGATGATTATATATTTTCGGCAATTGAGGGAAAACGAAAAGAAATTGTTAAAGTTATTGATAATGAAGATTATGAATCAAATGTTGATGAATCGGTATTAAGTGAAGTGATTGAAAAAATTAAGGAAAAACATGGCAAATGAGTACGAATGGGAAGTTAATCCATTTCAGGATTTTTTATTAACATCATTAATGTATGGTGCTGATGTAACAGATAAAGAATTAGAAGCAGAAATTTTTGTTGCATTTAGTTCAATTTTAGGATATATTGCACCTTATTCTGAAAATGAAATCGAATTATTAGATTTTAAAATAACAAAAAGAAAAGATAAATTTAAAGTAATTGGAAATAATTTTATTTCTGCTCTTTGGTTATCAGGAATTTTTCCTGAAAATCCAAATGATTTAAATTATACTAATGAAATCATTGTTGATAAAATAAAATATAAATTTAATTACAATACAAATAAATTGACTTATAAACCAATAAAAAAATAATATGAATAAACATGAAGTTTTAGGTGAAATCAAAGGATTTCTTGAAGGTTATAATACCGATATTAAATATTTAGTTAATGTTGAAACCGACCCCAGAACGAATTACGCTGAATGTATTATTCATGAACCGAACCAAGAATCTAGAATTGAGAAAATCAGGTATGAGCCTTTTATGTATATGAAAGATTTATCTAGACTTGGAAGAGAATTATATCCAAATACTGAAGAATCATATATTGAAAGTAAAAGAATTAAGTACGGTATTAAAATCACAAAATTAAAAACAGGTAATCAACAAAGACTTGTTGATGGATATTGTTATAAAATAACTAGTCATAGGTCATATAATGATATTATTAATTATATTCGTGATGGCGGTATCGATATTTTTGAAAAATTAACTGATGAATTAGGTAATTTAGTTAGAGATAATAAAGGAAAATTTGTTTATAGAAATCGTGATTTATTTCATTCTGTAAAAACAACCGAACAATTTTTTATTTCAACACAATCTAGATTATATAAGGGTTATGAGCAATATAAAGAAGTTCATAGACTAACATATGATATTGAAACCACGGGTTTGCGTTATCAAATTGCAAGAATGTTTGCTATTGGTGTTAGAGATAATAGAGGTTTTGAAACTATTTTAGAAGTAGACAAACGTGATGATGATGAATCTGAAATTAAATTAATTCAGGACTTTTTTAATTTAATTGACCATATTAGACCTGCTGTTATTGTAGGACATAATGCTGAAAATTTTGATATTGATTTTATATTAGGTAGAGCAAAATTATTAAAAATGGATATTAGTGCCTTACCTAATGGATTGAAAAAAGGAATTTCATTAAAAAGAAAAGGTAATAGTAGTGTGAAATATGGTAATACTAGTGATAAATATACCGCTACTCAAATGTGGGGATATTCTTTTATTGACACACTTCATGCTGCAAAAAGAACTGCTGCAGTTAATACTGATATAAAAAGAACTAATCTAAAATATATCGCAAAATATGAAAAATTTGCTAGAGAAAACAGAACATATATTAAAGGTGAAGACAATGATATTGGTAGATTTTATGAAGAAGATAATGTTTTCTTAATTAATGAGAAAAATGAATATATTGAATTACCACCTGAATTCCAAGAATTAGGTAGAAAATTATATAAACTTCAAGCCAATAAAGATAGAATTAGTACTGAACAATATAAAGGATTTAAAAAGAAATTTCTTAAAGAAGATGAGTTAGTTAATAAGGAAAAAACTTTTATTGATTGGTATAAGGAAAATTGTCTTGAAAAGAATTTAACTATATTTATTGGAGGTAAAAAATTAGTTCATCAATATCTTCTTGATGACCTTTGGGAAACCGAACAAGTTGATGAATTATATAATCAATCATCATTCATGCTTGCCAAAATAGTGCCAACTGTTTATCAAAGAATTTGTACTATGGGTACTGCAAGTATATGGAATTTATTACTTACTACATGGAGTTATGAGAATGATTTAGCGATTCCAATACCAGATAAATTTGAACAATTTGGTGGTGGATTAGCAAGAACATATAAAAAAGGATATACTGAAAAAATTATAAAAATTGATTATGCTTCACTATATCCTATGATTCAGTTAACACATGGTGTGTTTCCAATGTTTGATATTACTGGTGTTATGCAGAAAATGTTGTTATATATGACAACTACCCGTAATATTTATAAGAAAATGGGTGCTGGGGCTAAATTAGATAATGAAGAACTTGAATTATTGAAACAAGTTGACCATGAAGCACATGTAAAATATATTAGTAATACATTAACTGATGAAGACATATCAATGTTTAAGGTAAAGCAATTACCTATTAAGATTTTGAACAACTCATTATATGGTGCATTAGGTTCACATATTAGTTTTAACTGGTCAGATAATATTTGTGCTGCATGGATTACAAGTGTTGCTAGGTTAGAATTAAGACATGCAATTCATTGGTTTGGAAAATTAGGATGTGTTCCATTACTTGCAGTAACTGATGGTGTTAACTTTAAAATACCTGATTACACTAATATTGTTGTTAATGATAAGGGAATAACTGAGGGAACAAATGAGGGATTAATTGATGAAATGTGGGTTTATGGTGGAAAAACAGGTATTAATGCATTAATTGAGTATTTTAATGATACTGAAATGGCTAAACCCTATATGAGCGTTGATAATGATGGTGAAAGTCTTTCTTGTTTTAATCTTGCTCGTATTAATTATGCCACGCTTTCAGAAAAAAAAGATAAGAAAAGTGGTGAGATTAAAGAAAAAGTTAAATTAACTGGTAATACATTAAAATCAAAAGTAATGCCTGAATATATTGAAGAATTCATTGATAAGGGATTGGATTTAATTCTTCATGGCAAAGGAAAGGAATTTGTTGATTATTATTATAGTTATTGTGAAGATATTCGATACATGCAAATACCATTAAAGAAAATTGCTAGTAAAAGTAAGGTAAAACAAACTCTTAAAGCATATAAGAACAGAGGAACAGACAAGAATGGTAAACCTAAAGCAAGTCAAGCACATATGGAATTACTAATTCAAGAAAGAGAGAGAATTGCTGAAGAATTATTTGAAAAACATAAAGAAAGTCTTGGTTTTACCGACCCTGAAAAAGAACCAAAGAATATTGATGATAAGATGAAAGCAGTTATCAATTACATGCCTCCTGAACCAGAAGTAGATAGTACTGTTTATCATGTTAATACAGGTCAACGCAAATCTCATGGTGATGTGAAAAAAAATAAAGACACTGGTGAAATCGAATTACGTTGTAAATTAATTAGTGTTAAAGACCTTGAAGATAATCCTGATATGACAGGGGAATATAATTATGAAAGATATCTTGATGCATTTAATAAAAGGGTATGTTATAGTGATAAAAAAATAGGTGCATTGCTTTCGGCATTTGAACCAGAAGTAGCTGAAAAAATTCCTGTTGAAATAATAAAAAAAGGTGAGAATGCAGGTGATTTACGTAAATATGAATTTAATCCATTAAAAAATGAATTAGAACTTAAATCTTTTGACTTAGATGATTTCGATGAATCAATGCATTTAAGTGAGAAAGAAGTTACTTTCTGGAATAAAACAGGATATGACCCAAGATTGGTATGGGATGGTTTTAAAACATATGAAGATAATAGGATTTATTATGAGATATATGAAAATGCTTTAAATTTCTTAAATTCTGAATTAGAAAAAAAAGGTGATGAACGTAGGATTAAATCAATTAATGACGATTATCAAAAAGGTGATTTGGTTTTAATTAAAAATGGTAGTGAATATAATGTTGGTGCATATAACGGTGTGTATTTACAAATTATTCGAAGTGATGTTAAAATACCAAAAACCGATGTTGAAATAGAACTTGATAAAATTAATGAAGAAAAAGAGAGAAAAATAAAGGAATTACAATCTAGTGAATTAGCGACTAAATCAGATAGAGAAATATTTTTAGAAGCACAAGCGAAAAAAAGACAAGAATATTTTAAGGAATTTAAACAAGCATTTGGTCTTGATTTAACATATACTATAGAAAAACTTTTTGAAGACGTTCCAGAGGCAGAAGGTGCTTTTGAAGCATATATTACTAAAGCAGAAAATGATATTATTGAAAATGCTAATGAATATTTAGATGCTGAAGATGGTTCATATTAATATTAATAAGTATTTATATGAAAATATTCTATTATGAAATATAAAAAGAAAGAAATTGAAGAAATTATTGATGGTAATGAAAATTTAATTGGTAATGATGATATTCCTAGTAATGACATGAATGCCGATACTCAGGCAAAACATAGTAGTGATTATAATGCAAAAGTAGGTACTCAACCCTATAGATATGATATGTTAGGTCGTTTTGGTTTTACTTTAATGCCTTTTATGGAAGGCGAAGAAAAAACTGAAGGTCAAAAAGATTTATTAAATGATTTAACTGATTTAATGCATGATAGATTTGTAGATATCTTAGGTCATTATTATAAAAATCCAAATAAATTAAAATCTGATTATAGAAAATTAAGTGCTGGTGAACATATTGGTGAATGTAAGAAAAATTCAGATGAATGGGCACATAAAGCAATTGATGTCTTTAGTAAACATGTTGATGAATCATTAAAAAATCTTGATGAGCAATTTAAAGAAAATATTGCGGAAGCAAAAAATATCGAAGAAAAACTAGTTGATAAAAAAGAAGATAAATTACCAAAAAAAGAGGATGATAAAGAAATTAGAGATAAGAAATTAAAGAAAATTGCTGGTTTAATTAATCGATTGGAAAAAAAAGATATTGACTCATTAATAAATTTATTGGAAAGGAAAGATGGCTAATCAAGAACTCTATAATAAGACATATAAAATACCTTCTAATGTATTAAAACGTATTCAGGCAGCCTTGGTATCGAATCCAACTGGAGAAGGTGTTAAACGAGCTAAATTCATGGTTAAAAATGGTTATTTAACCTATCAAGCAATGAAAAGAATATTGCATGATTTTAATAATATGGATAATACTCAGTTTGAACTTGCAGGAGGACAAGATATGAAAGCATTTATTGAAAAAACATTAAATCAAGATAGAAATGCAGTTAAAACAGGGAAAGAAGTCAGACAAGACATACCTAATAATTTTTCTAATCAAGATATGATGCCTCATCAAGCCAATCTAAGTCTTAACGAGAATAAAAAAAAAGAAAAAGATAAAAATGCTGTTGCTGTCATCATGAATAATGATAATAAAATATTGTTATTAAAACGTGGAGATAAATCTCCTTGGATGCCAAATAAATGGAGTCTTGTTGGTGGTGGAATTGAGAAAGGTGAGAATCCAAAAAAGGCATGTGAAAGAGAAATACTAGAAGAAACGGGATTGGAAATAAAAAAATTTATTAAATCTTTTACTATTCAAAGACATTCAGATAGTATTGAACATGTATTTGCATGTAGATATAGTGGTGAACCAACAGATATAAAATTAGATGATGAAAATAGTAATTATGGATGGTATGATATAAATGAAATGGATTATCTTGATACTGTACCACATTTAATAGAATATATTACATTAGTATTTAAAAAATACGAATAATTTGTATTTATAATAAATAACAGAAAATTAAAACAAAAAAAAATGGCAGACGGTGAAAATACTAGTAGATTATTAACAAATAGTGAAGAAATTAGAAAAACTATGCTTGCTAAAAACGGTGATTTATATATTGAAGGTAAAGGATATAATACAGGTCACCCAAATTCAATTTCTGATGGTGATGAAAAAGGAAGAGACCCTGAAGATGAAGGCGGTACAATTGGAACATTAACGGATATTGAAACCAGAGAAGAAATGCTTGCTAAAAATAGTTGCATGTATACTTGTGGTAATGAATATAGCGAAGGCAGTGATAACGTATAATGGAAAACGAGCTAAAAATATTAATTGAAAACATAAAAAACTTTCGTCAACTCATTACTGAAGGAGTTGGAGCAAGTACTATTGTGGATGCAATCAATAATCATGAATGGATTTATCTTTATTATAATGCAGATAATGAAGAAGGAAAAAATGCTAGTGGTTATAGAACGGTAAGACCATATGTGCTTGGTAAAAATGCCGATGGAAATTTAATGTTAAGAGCTTGGCAAGACAATCCAAAAAATAGTTGGCATTTTCAAAATAAGGCAACAAGGGATGATAGTTTATATCATGATTATTGGACTGACCAAGAAGGCAGTAAACCGGGTTGGAGAATGTTTAGAGTAGATAAAATATCAAAAATCTATCCTATTGGTAAAAAATTTAATGATTCAAATGGATTGCCAATGATACCTGCTGGGTATCATGAAGGTGGTGATGATGATATGACAAACATAATTGCTTATGTTTCAACAAAAAAACAACCCGATTTTGATTATAAATATGATAAAGAACAAAAAATCGATGTCGTTCCAAAAGCTGATAGAGATAAAGAATATTGGGATAGTATAAGAAGAGGAAATAAAAATAGTAAGCAAATAACTGCTAATGATGTAATAAAATTACGAGATATTGCTAGTCGTGTTTCAAAAAAATCACAGGGTAGTTATTTAGTTACTATTAATGATAAAGGTGATTTTCAATTAATAAATGTGAAAGATAAGGAAAAACATGATGTTCCAGATACAGCAATTGTTGGTTCATTACCATACTTAATAGATAGTCTAGTTAAGAAAAATACTCAACCTGATAAAAAATTTTATGATGATGTGCGAAATAAAACATTAACTGATTTAAGTTCAAAAGAACAAAGCATTGATGAAAAAAATATTCCATCTATTCCTTACAAAAAAACGACTTTTTTCAAAAAATAGACTATTTATAAAAAAATATAAAAATTTATAATATGACTAATAATAAACTTGATTTAAATAAAATAAGAAACGAAATTCATAAAGAAAAACAAAGTCGTACTACAACTCCTTCACAATTAGGTGAAAAAGTTGAGTCAGGAGTTGCGCCACGAGATGTTTTTTTACACGGATTAAAAGAATCATTAGATAAAGGTGTTGCAACACCATCAATTAATTTGATAAAAAATGTTGATAATAAGGTTTCGGAAAAAAATGGTGAAGAAGTAAGACATAAAATAAATGAGAACAGACCGATAAAACCTGAAAAATCAAGACCAGCACCAGTTAATATGAGTCCTGAAAGAGACGAACAATTATTTTCTGACCTTGAAAAGAAAAGAAATCAGACATTAGCTGAAAGCATTGCAAGTTATACTGGAAATCAAGGTGGTCAAACATCTGGTTCTGTTGATTTTAACGGCACAAAATATCTAACTCAACCACCAACAGCAACGCAACAACAATCATCGGTTTCACAACCAACACAAATTAATGAAGGTGCATTAGTTGAAAATGTAAAAAATGTTGTAAATGGTTATCTTAGTGAAAATCTTGGAGGTGTTTTTGAAGAAGCTATTAAAGGCACTATCATTGAAATGTATGCTGTTGAAAGAATAAAAGACGTACTAAATGAAAATCGAGATTTAATTAAATCAGTGGTCATTGAGACCATTCGAGAGATACAAGCAAAAAATAAGAAAAAAGCACAATCTTAATTGTGCTTTTTTTTATAGTTTCATATGTATTTATGAATATAAAATATTCGTAATATGACATATGAAGAATTTAAACAAAGTTTCCTTCCAGAATTTCTTAATATTAAGTCTTATGCAGGCAGAATAAGATTTGCTAATGATAATCTAGAAAGAATAGGTAGTGGTTCGGGAAGAATAGTATATAATATCGATGGTGAAAAAGCACTTAAATTAGCTAAAAATGCTAAAGGTGTTGCACAAAATGAAGCCGAAGCAAATGCTTCAGATTATTATTCGCAAAGTATAGTTACTGAGGTTTTTGATTATGATGATAATTATACATGGCTGGTTTCTGAATTAGCTAAGAAAGTAACTAAAAATAGAATCAAAGAACTTACTGGTATCCCAAGTCTTAATGATTTGTTTTATTTCCTAAGAAATTTTAAAGAACAAAATAATGGTCGGAGAAAAATTTTTGGTCAGGATAAAGAAATGGAAGAATTTTTCTGGGAAAATGAATTTTCTACAGATTTAGCCGATTTTGTAGCAAATTATAATCAAGAAGTTGGTGATATGGGAAGACCAAGTACTTATGGTGAAGTACTTCGTGATGGTCAACCTACAATTGTTTTAACCGACTACGGTTTAAATGATGAAGTTTTTAACACACATTATAGTCCTGATAGAAAGAAAAAATACCAAATGTATGAATTATTCAATTATGCTGATGGTAATGATGATATTCTTAATAATATTGGTGATACTGGTGTTATAAGACGTGGAATGTGGGCACAAATGCCTTATAGTGTTAGTGATGGTGAAGGACTTATCAATGAAAAATTTGTTAAATTTGTAAAAAATAGGAGTAAATATCCTAATAAGCCAGTTGAAAGTATTGGAAAACTTGCTGATGGATTTAATGAATGCGTAAATAATATTAAAGGTATACTTGAAATTGTTGATAATAAACAACAGTTTTACAATAACTTACTTGAACTACAAAATTATTTGATTGAACAAGGTTATTATAACAGAGAACCATTATTAAAAGAAGAGTATGTTATAAATGAAGAAATTCCTGATGTAGAGCAATATTCATTAGATGATAAAAACAATGCTAATGAACTTGCCAAAGAAGTAGCTGTTAAGTTAGATTTAACTCAACCACGATATCTTGGTGGTGGTGCAAATGGATTTGCTTATGAAATTAATGATAATTTAGTGCTTAAATTAACTTCAGATGTTAGTGAGGCAGATGCTGCATCTAAATTAATAAGAGGTAACCCAAAACATATCGCAAAAATCTTTAACTTATATAAGGTTCATGATACAGAAACCGATAAAGCGTATTTTGCTATTTTACAAGAAAACGTTAATTATAAACCAGTTGAAAAGTTTAGAAAAATGCAAAATGATATAACTAAAATAAGTCCTGATGGCATGAGTTATGTCGATATTATGTTTTCAATGAAAAAACCAAAAAGATTTGATTATAAACAAATGCTTGAATTTGCTAAAAAGGTATTAACTGATAATCCAGATGCTGATGTTAATCCTCAAGAAAGACAAGAAGCCTATGAGTTTTTAGTTCAGATGATTGAAATGCGTAAAGAATTACTTGATTTCCAAATAAAATCTGTTGATTATATTGAAAATCAGAATTTAGGATATAAGAATGATGTACTTAAATTTTTTGATACTGGTGGTTATCGTGGAGTACAAGAACCAGATTTTAAAGACAATAATATTATTACTTTACCTGAAGACGGCAGTTCTAAATTTAGTAGTGATACTGCAATTAATCAAGATGAATTTCCAGCATATAATACTTATGATAGTTCACCTAGTATTAATAACAATTTAGATGCTAATATTACAATGTATAAAGAAGATTTAGAATATAATCATGTTGATGGAGATGCTGCTGATGATGAATATATGTTGAGTGAGTATGAAGATTTAATTTTTAAACACATAATGGAAATGATTGGTTATGGTAAATAATAAACAAAATTTAGATGAATCTAATATTAATTTAAGTAAAGAAGATTATCAAAGAATTGATAATACTGAGATTTTGGAATATATTAAAAATATTAATATGTTTTTAAATCAAATAGAAAATAAAAAATATCTAAGTAACGATGATTTAAATGATATGAAATTTCTATTATTATCAATGAATTATAATAGAAATAAGTATAGAGAATATATGGGTTTTGATAAATTTAATCATGTTTTTAATTTAATACACAATTATTTGAAAAATAAGGATATTATTAATGAAGTTAGAGATAAATCATTTGGGAGTGGTTCAAAAGAAGTTGAGGTAAAAAAGAAATGTCGTCTTGGAGGTGAAGGTAATACTAGTACTGCATGTAATCAAGGCGATATTAATAACCTGATTTTAAAATCAATTAAAGAAGAAATCGAAAATAATTTGGAACTTCAAGAATATTTTAGTAGTCTTGTACCTAATATTGATGAAGGAGAAATTATTAAAAAAAATATTGATGAAGCAAGAAAGATGATGTAATTAATTTAAGTTAACATATTTATAGTGTTGGTGGTGTTTTATTGTTTTCTTTCAGTATTTATAAAATAATACTATGAGAGAAAAGTTCAGAATAATTAAATTACCATTAATTTCATATTGCGGAATTAATTTTAATAATAGACAATGGCATAAACATTTAAGAAATTGTAATATTTGTAATACTAAACATGAAAAATATAGAAATAATTTTATTAATTCGTGGGATAAAAAATGTGAATGTGGATGCGGGGAAATTACTTTGGTTGGTAATAAACGAATTTTAGGACATGGTGCAATTGGTGTAAAAAGAACCGAAAAACAGTTATTAAATTATAGTAAAGGATGGACATTAGAAAGAAGAGAAGAACAGTCAATTAAGTGGAAAAAAAATAATCCATTGTTTAAAATAAAAAATAGAAAATATGGAGAAGATAATCCTGCAAAACGAGACGATGTAAGAAAAAAAATATCAGAAAATAATCCAATGCATAATATTAAATATGTTGAAAAAGCAAGAGTTAATAGAATGAAAGTTGGATATGAAAATACTATTAAAGTTTTAAAAAATAGATGGGATGATAAAGAATTGTTAGAAAAACGAATAAAAACATATTGTGAAAATTTATCTAATGGAAAAATAAAATTAAAAAATAATTGGAAATGTGGTAATTATATACAAAAAAATGGAACTATTGAATGGTTTGATTCTTCATATGAAGAAATAAGAATGAAATTTTTTGATGATAATAATATTATTTGGACAAAAAAACATGGAATTCGAATTCCATATGTTAATGAGAAGGGATTAAAAACATATTATGTTCCAGACTTTAAAATTGTCGATAATAATAAAATAATTATTGAAGAAGTTAAAGGTTGGATTAAAAAAAATGACATTTTAAAAGCATCTGTTGGAATTGAATATTGTAAAGAGAATCATTATGAATATAGATTCTTATTAGGTGAAAATTTAAAATATATTGAAGAATTATCATATAAAAATAATTAGAATGAGTAAAATACTAGACTTTATATCAAATTTAAGACAAAAACCATTCGTTCAATCACTTATTAATGAATTAAAATCGGAAATTTATGTGGTCGGGGGAGCAACGAGAGATTTAATTCTTAATAAACCAAATAAAGATATCGATTTAATTGTCCGAAATATTCCAATTAATTTATTAATTAATCATTTACAAAAATTTGGTAAAGTTGATGTTGTTGGTGAGTCATTTGGTGTAATTAAATTCGTTGATAATGATGGTATTGATTATGATATTGCATTACCTCGTAAAGATAAACCTACTGGTGAAGGAGGACATAAAGGATTTGATATTCAAAGTGATGAAAATTTACCAATTGAAGATGACCTTATTAGAAGGGATGCAAAAATGAATGCAATGGCAATTAACCTTAATACTGGTAAATTTATTGACCCATTAAATGGACTCGATGATATTGAAAATAAACAAATATCAGCAGCAAATCCAAATACATTTAGTGATGACCCATTAAGAATGTTAAGAATGATAAATTTTGCAAGTCGTTTTGGTTTTTCTATTGAACCTAAGACAATGCAAATGATTATCGATAATGCCGATAAAATTAGTGAAATTGCACCTGAAAGAATATTAATTGAGTTAGATAAAATAGTTAATAAAGGTAATGCTCGTATCGGTGTTGAATTATTATCAAATACGGGTTTATTTAAACAAATATTTGGTAATGAAATCAATCCTTCACAAATAGATAGAAGAGATTTTGAAAATGTTAGAACAATGGCAGAATTATTGTTTTTAATGATGAATGGTGTTGTTCAAAACCCAAGTGAATTTTATTTAAGTAGATTTAGTACTGAAGATGCAAAAAGAGATAAAATTTATAAAGAATTACAAGCATTGGATTTAGCATTTAATTCTGATTTAGTTGACCAACAAATGGATAATGTGAAAGCAAGGTCAATTGCACATAACATGTATAAAATAGCACCTCAAACACTCGAAAGTCAAATAATACCACAACAAATTAAAATTGCAGCACAAGAACTATTACATGGAAAATATCCCAAGACAATAAATGAATTAGCTGTTAATGGTAATGATTTAATGAATGCTGGTTTAAGTGGAAAAGAAATTGGTGACATGCAAAAATCTATGTTAATTCAGATTTATGCTGATAAAGTTAGGAATAATAAAGAAGAATTGCTATCTTTGGTTTCAAAGAAAAATAATATTGTTGAAGACGGTTATGGGAATTATCATGAACCAGTAGAAACATGGAAAATTAATAATAAATTAGTAAGTATTGATTTCTTTGTAAAAGAATATGATAAATGGAATAATCAAGGTGGTGGTTATGAACATCCTTCAAGAGCAAGTGTATTAGAGTTTCTTCAAAATAACTATGAGGATTATTCTACCGATGAAAATCTAAATAAGAAATTGTATTGGGCGTTAACTGATAGAGATTTATTGAGAGAAGATAAATCGAAATTGATAATTATAAATGAAATTAATTATCATATTAATGAGGAAAAATCTAAGTATGAAAATGCAAAAAAATCATTAATGAAATCGAAATCAATTAATAATGAAATGAAAGAACAGATATTGAAATATTTAACGAGTAGTTCAAAATATCATGAAGGTGGTAGAGTAACAGGTTTAATAAAACCAAAAGAATTAATAGAAAAATCAAATAAATCAAATGGTGTTAGTTTGGGAGCAGATAAAGATGGTTTTTTTGTTTATTCTCACCGAGCACGTTCAAAATCACATCCGACACCAGATAAAATAACAGTAAAAGAAATTAGTTTTATAGATTCAACAGGTTAAAAATGATTGGTATTTATCAAATAGTGAACAATATTAATAATAAAGTATATATTGGTAGTACTTTAAAATCTTTTAAATATAGATTTAAATCACACATTTATTTACTTAAAAGAAATAAGTATGAAAATCCAATATTACAAAATGCTTGGAATAAATATGGTGATGATAAATTTACTTTTAAAATAATTGAATCATTTAATAATATTTCAAGTGAAAAATTATTAAAACTGGAGGAACATCATATAAATCAATATAATACAACAAATAGAAAGTATGGATATAATATTTGTGTTGTTGGTAAATCAAGATATGGCACTAATTGGTCTGAAAAATCTAAAAAAAGAAGATGTGGGTCTGGAAATCCTATGTATGGAAAAGGATGTTTAAGAGAAGGAAAATTAAACCCCATGTTTGGAAAAAAATTAACCCAATCACATAAAGATAAAATGTCTAAATCATTAACTGGTTTAAAAAAACCAATAACATCAGAAAAATTATCTAAATTAGTAATGCAAATAGACATGAATAATAATTTAATTAATATATTTACATCAGGTAAAGAGGCATATGAGAAAACAAAAATTTTGCATATTAGTGAAGTATGTAATAGAAAACGAAAATCGGCTGGTGGTTATTATTGGGAATTTAAATAAATTTAATTATGAATAAAAATGTTTCATATTCAGCAGTTGTGTTAGATGAAGAATCAAGAAAAAAATTGATTAAGGTTTTTTGGTATTTAATCCCATCAAATTATGAGGTAATTGCACATCATATGACAATAAAATTAGGTGGTCTTGAAGACGGTTGTCAAGAAAAACAGGATATGGAAGAAGGTAAAAAAATTCATTTAAATGTAGTTGATTATGCAATGGATGATAAAGTAATGGCTGTTGGTGTTAAAGGATACTCAAGTACTAATGAAAAACCACATATAACAATTGCCGTTAATCGAGCCAATGGTGGGAAACCATATTTATCAAATAAACTAACTGATTGGAGAAAAATTGGTTTTTCATTCGAATTAACAGGTTATGTTGAAGAAGTAACTAAATAATATTGAAATTAAAAATAACTGAAAATTTAAAAATGAAAAATTATGGCATCATGGGAAGAATCTCTTAAAATTGGTGAGGATTTTGAAAATAATAGAATGAAAGACATTTATGATAAAATAGGTCTTAAATGTACAAAAAATGAATTATATTCGAATTTAAAATTTTTTGATTTTACCATTGAAAACGGAATAACTATTGAATGTAAATGTGATGAAAAAGCAGAAGAAACCCAAAATATTTGTATTGAAACTCATTGTAATGATAATGAATCAGGTATTTTAACAACGACTGCTGATTATTGGTTAATTACTGATAATATTAAAGGATATTTAATAAAGACATCAGAGATAAAAAGATGTATTGAAGAAGGTCATACATCATTATTTCCTGATAAACCTACAAAATTTCTACATATGGTTAATTATCCTGTTAAACAAGAAGATAAATCAGTAAAATTAATGAGTTTTTATACCATACCAACTTGGTTATTTAGTGAATATTGTGAAGAAGTAGAAGATGTTAATAATATGAAATACGATTGTTTAAAATGAAAAGATTAGCAGTATTTAAAAAAATATCCC